CTAAAAGAGTTAATACTGCTCTAGCTCCCTTTTCAGATTGGGTAAGTTCAGAAATTCTCTGAACCATTGCGTTTGAACCCGCACCCGCGAATTGGTTAACGAAGGACATATTTCTAGCGACACGCCAAAAATCACGAGACCAGATGGTAAGCTGTTCACTGGTCAACGCAGCAAAGTTAGTATTTGCCATGATAATGTCTCCATTAATTAAAATTAACCAGTCGACTTATTGGAGCGACTTTTATCCGTGTACCCTTTGTCGTTGGGGTGACGGTTTCGTTTTTTTAACGGGCTACGAACCCGACCAGTTTTACGCCTTATGGTTGGCGAGGAACGATTTTTTACAGGACCGACCCTGGCAAGATATCGCTCTTGCGTGCGAACTTATTTAATTTATACCACAGTTTATCCGAAATCTCCACGCATTCTTTTCAAAGTTTCTGGTGGTAAAGCATCAAACTCATCTACGGACATAGTACTTATATCTACTTTTTTGTCCACTTTGTTCTTTCCTTTCATAGCAGGTGGCTGTTTTTCAGCTGCTGCTATTTTCTTTTTAGTATTTGCTATCTTCTTTTTCTTCACTACTTCTTTCTGCACTGGGTCTACATCTTGTGGTGCACCCCCCATAATTAAGTCTACAGATTTTTGTAGTGCGTCTGCTCCAGTGTACCCCTGGATCATAAAAGCATCTCTTAACTCTAACACCTGATTAGTTTTATCTTGGTTAAAGTTTGGATTAGCTTGGTTAAGTTCTGGGTAGATAGACTCAAGCTGGGTAGCTTTTGTTTGTAAGTCTACTTGTTCTTGATTTTGCGTAACAGTTTGTCCCATCTTAGCTTGCATTTCAAACATCATTTGTTGTTTTTCAGCTTCTCTAATATCTTTTCTTAACTGTGTAGCTTTTTCAGCTTCGCCTTCCATTAAAAGAGTTTGGTACTCTACTTCTTTAGCATCAAAATCAAAGTCTGGCGCTTCTTTTACGTCTTCTACTTTAGGCGCCAAAGCGTCATCAAGTTGTTTTTGTAAAGCTTTTTGTTTTGCTAATACTTCATCAAACCTAGATTTAGGTATCATAGGTTCTTTTGTTTCATCAGCTCCTTCTTGTACGTCTCCCTCAGGTTCTTGTATATCTTGTGCATCTCCTTCCAATACGCTTTCTTCTCCTGAATCTTCTGCGTCTTCGCTTGCATCTTCAACGTCTTCCTCTTCTGCTTCCTCTTCAGGCTCTTCAGATGGTTCTTCTTCAGTCTCGACTTCATCTTCTTCCTCCTCTTGAGTATCTTCGAAATTCATATCGACTTTGAAATCCTGTCCTGCTTCTTCTTCAGGCACAGGGTCCGCGCCGGGCATGGTGTCCAACGCTACATTATCTTCAGTATTAGTATTATCTTCCTTAGCCATTATTCGGTACCTCCTGTTTTGTCTAAGTTTTTCATTGCTTCAGTAGCCATCTTAGCTGCTGCTGCGGTGTCGCTTTGGTCTTTACGCATTCTGTTTGTTAGTTCAGACAGTCTTTCGCGTAGCTCCAACTCTTCACGTTTAGATTGTAGTTTACTTTGCATATCAGCAAGTTTCAACTGCGGTTCGCTTCCTACTGCTTCGGTCTTAGCTGCGTTCAGTGCGGCAGAAGTTTGTAGGTTAGCTACTTCAGCTTCTAGTTTAGCTATTTCAAGCTGCGTACTTCTGATTTGCGTTTCCATTTGGAACTTCTGCATTTCTATTTGCTCTGGAGTAGGTGGAGCTGTGCCCTCCATTTGCCTAATTCTATCAGCTACATCAGCTTTACGTGATAAATGTGAGTATTCTACTATCATGTCGTTTGGTATTGGGACGCCAGCACGTCGGAGTTCGATAGCTTCTGCAAACTGCATTTCGTCAAAGTTGTCTCTAGCAGGTGCAGTAGTTACTACAACATCATATTCACCTAAAGTTAAATCATTTATTATTTGCCCCTCTGGTGTCATTTGGTTAACACGCAGTGGTTTTCTAGGTTTGTATGGGTCTTCTTCATCTGTAATTTGTATAACTCTTTCTTCTGTATAGTAAGCTTGTACTAACTTTAATATAGACTCTGCTAAATACTGTCTAGTCTTTGCTAAGTTAGTAAGAGGTACTTGTAACATGGTAGAACCTCTGTTTTGTTTCTGTTGGATAGCAACACCAGACACTTCAGGGCTATCTTGCCCTAACATAGCGTCAGTAATACCGCTTATCTCTTTTATGTTTCTTGATGCTTTCTGCCCTAATCTATCTAAGCCGGTAGGTATTTGGTTCGGTGGTATTTTGGCTGGAGGCGTAGAGCCACGGTTAAACTCTAATACAAGGCCAGTTTCCGCACCATGCTCTTCTAGATCATCTGCTGTCATACCGGAAAGAGAGCCGTTCTCTACGATCCAACCACTGTTGGCAGTTGTATTAACTATGTGTAACTCTTGTGAAGTTATTTTGTTTAGCTGTTCTTGTGGTGATAACAAGTTTCGTACCATACCGAAAGGTTTGCCTCGTCTAAAGTACGGGAAGTAAGGCACGATTGTAAACTGTGAGTAAGGTGACCAGTCATCGAATAAAACTACTGTATCCGCTGTCACAGTCCAACGGACCTTTCGCATGGTCTTAGTCACAATATCTAAGCCAAATTGATCAGCGAACCCTTCTCTTTTCTTCTTTGTCCAATTATATGGGACATCGCGCATATCACCAGTGACAGGGTCTACGTAAAAAGTACATTCTTTTAGTTTATAGTATTGTCGTTCTATAACACGAATAGACCTAAGCATCCGTGCATTCTCTGGATCACCTGGATATTGCTGTCCGTAATTATATTCGTCTGTGTCTCCATATCTTTCTTCTTCGAACTCCATGGAGTCAGCACCTAAAGTAGTACCCGTCTCGGCTAAAAACCTAAGCTTATCTGCTTTGGCCTGCCCGTAAGTTTCTTCTATCTCATCTATGCTCATCCACTTACTTTCAAATATTTCGTTCCAAGTCCTTGGGTCATATTGTTTTGCGTCTGGGTCTATTAAAATATCTAATGGGTCTTTTGCTTCTATTTTTACTTCACCCTGTACGTGGTCAGCAAAATCTATACGCACGTCAAAGTAACCACGGTCCTGTATAAGACCATCAGAAAATACTTGGGATTCTACCCACTCTAATTTATTGTTGTCAGAAATTTGTTGATAAACTTTTGTTAGGGTGTCTGCTATTTCTTGGTTGCCGCCGCCCCTAGGTTTGAATTGTATGTCTGCTTTTTTCGTGCTTTGTTCTCCGAGCACTGCATTGATTGTAGGCAAAATAGTATTGATTGTTAACGCTGGTCTGCCTTGGTCATCGAGTTGCTGCATGTCAAACTCGTCCCATTGGTCTCCCCTATAATACATATCGCATTTTTTAGCCATATGCACATAGTCTTCATGGCCACTGTCACGGGCCCTTGTATAAGAGTTCCATTGGCTTTTTGCTAACTCTAGTTCTGCCGCGTCTTTAACTTTTTTACTTGGTTTTTTACTGTATGCCATGTTATGCGCTCATTGCCGATTTCTTTTTCGGTCCTTTTGCTATATATCTTAACTTATCTCGCCACGAAGGTATATGTTCTGGCGCTTCATAAAAAGTTGCGTACTCTGCCATCATTAAACCAACCCAGGCCAAAGCATCAACCTGGTCATCATGCACGCCGTTAGGAAAACGCAAAAGTTCAGCCACCAACGTACTAGTCCAGGCTGCATCTTCGGGTACAAATACTCTACCCTGTTGCATTCTACCTTGTATAGCCCTGGCTCTTGCTTCTTTGTCACGTCTACCTACTTTTAAATCTTTAAAATATGCAGAATGTAATCTACGTTCTGCTACACGTTTTTGTAGAAAAGGCCCAATCGCCATTTCTATGTGTCCTTTCTCTATACCAATAATACCAGGTCTCCATTGCTCGTAGAAATCTAATATTTTTTCTACTAATTCAAACCCGTCGTATTTACCTCGAATAACATCAACAATAAACATATTGTCATATTCATCTACTCCTATAGTAATACCTACTGAGTAGTCGTTTCGATCGCGTTGGCCTATAGCCAAATCCCACGCAGTATAATAACGAAGTCTATCATAATCTAGCTCCGCCGGGTCATAATATTGAATCATGTCACGGGTAAAATAATCACCATCATCTGACACAGGGTTTTGTTGGTACAGCGCAGTCCAATCGCGGGGCCCGATAGCTTTTTGTATTTGTGCTAAAGATTCTAAGTTATATCGCTCTGGGTGGAGTGGGTCTCCTTGGTTTCTAAACTCTTCGTCTTCTTCTGCAATCGCTGGGTACTTAACTACCTCCCATGCGTCTGCGCCACTCTCAGCATGCTGCAGTAATCTACCTGCTAAGTCATCGTCATGCCACCTAGTCAAAATGACTAGTATACCCCCACCAGGGGAAAGCCTTGTATAAGCAGTAGAGGTATACCAGTCCCAGGTCGCCTCTCTGTTATTTTCGGATTCTGCATCCTCTCGGTTTTTGATAGGATCATCGATCAACAACACGTGCGCACCCTTACCGGTAATACCACCACCAACACCAGCTGCAACATAACCGCCGCCCTGGGTTGTTTGCCAAGACTCTACTGACTGTGAGTCTTTATCTAATTTTGTTTTTTCAAAAACATTTCTATAGGTAGGTTCTCTTAACACTTGTCGGACCTTTCTAGAAAAGCTCATCGCCAAAGAGCCCGAGTACGAACAACTTATAAACTCATGTCCAGGGTTTCGCCCTAAATGCCAAGCAGGGAAAGCGATACTAGCTAGTGTCGATTTGCCGTGACGTGGTGGCATAAACAACATGAGTCTTGGGGATTTTCTGTCCGCCACGTCTTTGCTAAACTTTTCTAGCCTTTGACAGATGTCCTTATGCACCCACCCTGCTTGGTAATCAGGGTTAAATTTTTCTACAAAGGGCAACATGCGCTTTCTAGCTAAAATACGCATGGCTAATTCTTGTTCAGCTTTTAATTTACTTTTGTCTGGTGTTTTTGTTTGTTTTTTAGGCTGCGGAAGTTGATCTGCTTCGTCTGCAGCACAATAAACGCACAGCCCGTTGGGCTGAACGAGGTTATCTGCTAAAAGTTTCTTACACTTATAGCATTCTATCTTAGTTATGTCGGTCACTTAGTATCTTTTAGTTTTTTTCTTCTTCATAGCCGGTTTTTTCTTCTTTTTTGCCGGTTTTTTAGAATATCCTTTACCGTATCCCATATTTACTCCTTTTCCCAAGGGAAAGCTATGCGTTTTCCCTGTTTATTTTCTTCAACTATATGGCTAGATACATAGGCAAAGGCCCCTGCACCTATACATACGATGATTCCTATGGCTGTTTCTAACACTTCCATCTTCTTCTGGCCTGTCTTAGTCTTGAATTAGGGTTTTTTGCTGCTTTTGGGAACTTTTTCATCTGTCCTGCACTTCTAGCGCAGTAAGATTTACGTCTTTTTGCGGCTTTTGAGCCTTTTTTGACCTTTCCTGTAACTGCTCCCTTTAATTTTGACCCTGGATTCTTCCTTCTGTAGGCTTTTATGCCTGCTCTGGTCATCCCAGCGCCTTT